TACACATATTCACAGACGGTGCTAACAAGCCACCAGAGATAATTAAAGCAAAAGCTAATAGATTTATCATATTTCAGGCTGGGCAGCATGTACACACTGTTAAAACAGTTACTAAAGGTACTCGCCAAGCTTTAGCAATTAATCTATGGGAAAAGGAGCCTTATTCTAAACAAAAAGGTATATTAACCATAGAACAATAAAAACAATATGCAGTTCGGACAAGACTTTGAAAAAATATTCTTTAGACTCTCATTAGAGAAAGTTAAGTATTTACAAGCTATTAAGTATAACTTTTATACATCAGAAGAAATTGATGCATTAAGTTATTTAGCTAATAAATTCTATAGTAAATTTAATGAGACTCCAACAAAAGAAAACTTAAAGCTTTTAGTCCAGAATCATCCTAAATCAAAAGAGCGAGTTAGTGACAACATCTTAGATATGATCTTCGATGTAGATCTAGATAAGTATGATGAAGAATGGTTAACAGGAACAGCAGAGGCTTGGATTAAATGGAGAACTTTTAATACATCTTTAACAGATACTATTGAGTTTATTAAAACTACAGAAGTTACTCCTGAAAATGTAGAATCTATTGTTACAAAAGTTAAAGGCTTAATCAATGATAGGAATAACCTAACATTTAATTCTGATCTAGGTCTTGACTTCTTTGATTTTGATTCACATGACCAGAAAGAAAACGAAAAGATAAGTACTGGATATAACTTCTTAGATAGAATGCTAGGAGGTGGATATGATAAAGGCGGTAACCTAGTAGTTTATGCAGGAGAACAAAACATTGGTAAGTCTATTTACTTAGCAAACGATGCAGCGAACTTCGTGAAGATGGGAACTAACACTGTAGTAATTACTGCAGAGATGGCAGCCCATAAATTCGTAAAAAGAATCGGTTCTAATCTTCTTAATATTAATATTAATGAATATGCTGAGAAAGCAAAGAATAGAGATCATATAAAACGTAGACTAGAAACAGTTGGAGATGGATTTACACCTCCAGGATCTTTATACGTAAAACAATTTCCAACATCACAGGCTACAGTACTAGATATTGAAGCTTATGTAAATCAAATAGAAGAAGAATTACAGATTAAAGTTGGAGCAGTAGTAATTGACTATATTAATATCTTAGCCAATTATCGTAACCAAAATACGGAGAATACATACATGAAGATCAAGCAAATTGCAGAGGACCTTCGTGCTATGGGAATGCGTAATGACTGGTTGATCGTAACTGCAACACAAATAAATAGAAACGGCTATAACTCTTCAGATATTTCAATGGGTGACGTTGCAGAATCTGCAGGTCTTTCACACACAGCCGACGTAATGCTAGGTATTATCCAAGATGACTTAATGCGTGCTAACCAAGAGTATTGGTTAAAGGTACTTAAGATCAGGGATGGTGAAGGTAAAGGCAATAAATGTAAACTAAATATTGATTTTAATCACATGAGATTGGTCGAAACTGAAGACATCGCAAGCTCTAGTATACACAGTATTTAAAAAATAAACAAAACAATATGGCAAAAAATGATAAAATTTTTAATAATAGTTTTGACACACCAGAATTTGAACTTGGTAGTATAAGTTTTGAATTAGATCCTAGCATTAAAGACACACAACCAGAAGAAGACAAAATACACTTTGAGATGATCGCTAGGAAGATCCATGAATTAATTACTATTTCTAGGTTTAAAGTATTTAATGAGATTGATGATTTAGGTAGATGTAATAAACTTAAAAAGAATGACATTAACGATGTGTATGGATTTATTATTGATGAGATAGGGCCTAAATGGTCAAACATAGATTTATTTAGTGAACTATGTGTATATTTCGACATTAAACCAGCAAAATTTTATAGCTCACTTTCTAATGTATATAAGGAAGATCTTATTCAAGAGCTAGATAACAAAACAGGTATTTTAGAAAAGAAGAACATTAAAAGATTATTTTAAATGATTGAACCCAAGGTAATTAAACAAGGCGCCAAAAGAGTTTGGATCCTTGGAGACTTGCACTTTGGTGTAAGAGCAAATTCAGTCGAGTGGCTGGATATTCAAAAAGACTTTTTCGAAAATACATTTATCCCTATCTTAAAGAGGGATGTTAAACCCGGTGATGTCTTAGTACAAGTAGGAGATACTTTTGATAATAGACAATCTATTAATATTAAAGTCCTAAGTTACGCAGTAAATTTATTTGAAAGACTAGGACAAATTCTACCATGTTATGTAATATGTGGTAACCATGATATTTGGGCTAAGAAATCTAATGACATCTCATCGATCGATAGTTTAAAATGGATTCCTAATGTACAGGTTTACAAAGAGCCTGAGTTACTAAACTGGTCTGGTAAAAACATTTTACTAATGCCATGGAGAAGAGATGCTGCTCATGAAACTGAAACCTTAGCAGAATATCCACAAGCAGATATTGTATATTGCCACTCAGAAGTTAGAGGTATTTACCTTAATGCTAAAGTTAAAAATGAACATGGAACAGATTCTAATATCTATGACAGATACATGAGGGTTTATTCAGGACATATTCACTTTAGACAAGAACGTGGTAAATTATTAATGGTAGGAGTTCCGTATCAATTGACTAGATCGGATAGAGATAATCCAAAAGGTTTTGATATTGTAGATCTAGAAACAATGGAAGAGACTTTCCATGAAAATCATGATTCACCTAAGTTCTTAAGGTATAATATTAAAGCGCTATATGATATGCCTCTTGGTCAATTTAAGAAGCAAATAGAAAATAACTTTGTAGATCTATTCGTTCCATCGCAGATCGCTACAACCAATGCATTGAGCCAGTTGGTTAATGAAATTCAAAATATTTCTAGAAAGTTAGAACCAAATATTTACGAAGAAGATTCATATATCGATAAAGACTTTTATGACATTAATGAAATTGAGGAAATGTATAAAAATTACAATATTCTTAATTTATGTAATATGTATGTAGATAGTATGAAACAAGATGGTGATTTAACGATAAGACTAAAGAGCAAGTTAAAACAATTGTATACTCAACAAGCATACAACTACGACACAGATCAATAAATGAGAATAGACTATATTGAATTTAAGAATTTTGCTTCCTACGGAAATCAAAAACAGAGAATAGAATTTAAAGAAGATACCTCTGAGTTATTTTTAACTCTAGGTAAAAACGGTGATGGTAAAACTACTATTGCTAATGCTATTATCTATGCTTTGTATGGTAAAGTTGAAGGTGTAAAATTATCAGATCTACCAAATAGAATTAATAAAGAACTACATGTTAAGATTGGTCTTATGTGTGGTACTATGAAGATTGAAATTGAAAGAGGCTTAATGCCTAATAAGTTTTCTGTATTAATTAATGGAGTTGAATTTGATAAAGCAGGTAAAAAGTCTGTACAAGATTATTTAGAAGAAGAGGTATTCGGTATTCCATATCATGTATTTAAAAATATAATTATCTTATCAGTAAATGATTTTAAATCTTTCTTAACCATGTCTAATTCGGATAAGAAACAAATTATTGATAGAATGTTTGGCTTCTCTATTCTTAATGATATGCAAAGGCAAATCAAAGATGAACGTAGAGATATTAAATTTGATATTGACGCTTTTGATGCTGAGTTAAATGAGATAATGAATTCAATTGGATCTGTTAGAGGTAAACTAAATACACTATTAGAAGAATCTAAGACTGTAAATAAATCTAAGATTCAAGAATTAAAAGATGAATTAGTAGCTCTACACGAAGTAGTATTAGATATTGAATCTAATCGTAAGAAAGAGGAAGGCGCAATGAATACCTTCAATACTCAATATAACGAGAAGCGTACAGAAGCTGGAGATATTAAAAGAGAGATTGATTATCTAAATAAGAAGTTAAAGTTATATGAGAGTGGGCATTGTCCAACATGTGAAACTAAGTTAACTTCAGATTGGCATAAAACGCAGAAAGTAGAATTTGCAGATAAGATAGAATCGAGTACAGATCAGATTAAATCAATTAAGGCTGAGATGGATGAATTACAAGAAAAAGTAATTACAGCAAGAGAGACTAAGCTAGAACTAGAGGGTCAGATCTCAGATAACAAAGTAACAATGCGAGGACTTAAAGGAGAACTCGTTAAATTAAAAGATACTCCAGAAGGTTCAGACTTTGACCACTTAAGAAATCTTATTACAGAATTTGAAGAAAAAGAGGCTGCTAAATCTACAAGTAAAGATACCTTAAATGCAGACTATAATTTTATGGAAATTGTAGAAAATATACTAGGTGAAGATGGAGTAAAGAATTTAGCAGTTAAAACTATCCTACCAGGACTTAATACTAATATAGCTGCAATGACTCAAACGATGCACTTGCAATTCCATATTAGATTTGATGAGAAGTTTAATTGTATTATTAATCACCTAGGTGAAGATATTAATCCAATGACACTTTCAACAGGTGAGCGTAAGAAAGCAGACTTTATTGTTATTATCGCAATCATTAAGATCTTAAAGTTAAGATTCCCACAACTAAACCTTTTGTTCTTGGATGAGTTATTATCTTCAGTAGATCATGATGGCGTTTACAATATATTAAAGATTTTAAATCAAGTAATTAAAGAACATGAAATAAATACATTTGTAATTAATCACTCGGTATTACCACATGAGATATTTGATAAGAAGATACAAATATATAGAGAGAATGGCTTTTCTAAGTTTACTATCGAAAACATAGATTAACTAGGATATATAATAAAAGAATTAAAAATATACAAATAATATTATGCCAATATCAGCAAGACAATTTGGAGTTAAAAACGACGCTTCAGCATTAAACCTAACAGGATATACCGATCATGGTATATTGTTAGTACAAGATTCAGCAGCAGCACCGGGATTTAACGGAGGAACACCTTCTACAGAAGGAGTTCAATGGAATATGGGACCAGACGAAGAAAGGTTCGAAAATATTATTGCTTATACTAAACCTGCAATAAACGATGATTCTTCAGGCGATCTTACTACCGAAGGTACTATTGATACTGCAGGATATGAGCCAGGAGACGCAGTAGTAAATTATCAATACAATGGTGCAGGTAGAAAAATATCTTTCATAGGATGTTCTGATGCAGATTTTTTAGGAGTATCTCAAGATTTAGTTCCTAATGAAAATTTTACTAGTACTACTGAAGCAGCTAACTATTTTAATAATGTAGCAGAATCCGCATGGACAAACTATGTTGCACAAGGTGAAAGCCCAACTCCTGCAACAACACAAGCACCAGAAGCAACAGAAGCAACACAAGCAACCACTGTTGTAGATGGAGAAGGTCCAAGAGATGAAGGAGAAGAACCAACCTTTGCAACATCTGCAACAACACAAGCGCCAGAAGCAACAGATGCAACAACCGAAAGACTTATTGAAAAGCCAACAGGTGAAGAAGGCGGAGGAGAATAATCTACTCTAATTTAATTTAATTAACTAAGGATGGCCAATAGAAATATTGGCCATTTTTGTTTGATCAGAAAAGATGATATATAATATATGGCTACATACAATTTAAAATTTAATAAAGACGATTCAGTTATCAGACATGTCATTGTTGGTCTATTAGCAGACCTTAATGATAAATTAAGCTTTTATAGACAGATTAGTAATGATGAAAGGGCAGAAATAGATGTACCTTTCTTTTATGCAGTATCTGGAGATGAAAACTTTATGAAAGATAGCTTCTTATTCTCTAGCGTCAATGGAGAGTCATGTGATCCTAATGGAGATTTTGCAGATGGTAATTACGATAAAGTACCAAGAGGTATTGTAAACCTAACTTCATTCGCAGTAGATCCATCAAAGCTAGTTAATAAAAGAAACATGGGTCATTATATGATGATGAACGAAGATGGCTTAATGGAAGGTTATGTCGCTGAATTCGAAATGATCCCATGTATAATAGGAGTTGATGTTGAAATATTAGTATCAAGTCAATTAGACCTATTTAAAGTTACTGAATCTATTGTAAAGAAAATGTACAAGGCTAATTTCTACCATGTAGATGCTGGACATTTAGAAGAGGGAACTTACAGAATTACATCTGAGTATATGATGCCAGATGATTATACACAAGATAGACCTGTTGAATATTCATTTGATGATAAACAAAACCATAAAGTTAGTTTCTCATTAGAGATTAATGCATTTATACCATCATTTGACTTTGAAGAAGATGTTTATAGAAAATTCACTAGAACTGCCTATGCTAATGCTATTGTTGGAGACTATGTAGATCCTAATGGATTCTTAGATCCTACAGTACATCCACAAGTATATTACGATACTTATGAGCCAGCTAAATGGGAAGCTAATGGAGAACAATGGATTAAAACAGAAGTTGGGGTAGATGTAACCGACTCAGTTATTTCAGAAACATTAGGTAATCAATTAACAACAGAATCTCAAATTAAACGACTTACTAGACGTAGAAAACAATCTAATAGAATGTTCGGTATTGGTAATAGTAATCTAACCGTACCTGGTATGGGAACTCCAGATAGTGCGCTACTTGGAGACAATTACGAGGTAAAAGCAAAGCAGACACCGTTCGGAGATAAAATAGACTAATAATTTGATAGATATATACAATAAGAAAACATAAAAATTTCAAAATGACAAATACATTTAACAAAGGAATTAAGTCACCTATCTTAGAAGAAGGGCAAGGATATATTTTCCATGCCGCAGGTGGAGATTTCAAAATCACAGGAAGTCATATCGAAACTGTAGCTGAAACTAATGAGACATTTAGAACTTTAGTAGCAGCAGGGAAAATATTCGATATTAACGAATCTGGTATCTCTTTTTACTATGATTACAATGCTAAATCACCAGTAACTAAAATACAAGAAGGTTCAGTAGAAAACTTTGATAGCTATTTAGCTTTAACTGAAAAGTTATCATTCTTAGAAAAAACTGCAAAAGAACTTAGAACTTCTTATGGTACAGGTGAAAAATCCGGAGCTTTAACAGAAGCTAATAAGGAAATTAAAACTACTAAAGCTGCAATAAACGAAGCGAAAGCTAGTAGCTTAACAGTAAGATTCTCATACGATGTAAATGAGAACGTATATAAAGCAGGTAATATCGAAATGCCAATTGGTTCTGAAGATAAACTATCTGAAGTATTCTTTGCATCAGCATATATTAAATATGCAGATAAAAAATTAATCGAAGCATTTCAATTAGCATGTGAAAACTATAACTCATATAAAGTATTAGATTTTATTACAGAATCTAAGAAAGGTGATGTTACTGTTGTAACAATGAGAGCTGAAAAAAATGCATTTGTATTCAGAGCAAACGAATCTACTAAATTAGCTAGCTTTGAAAAAATGCTAAGTAATGCAGCAATAGAATATGTAAAAGAACAAACTGGAGCAGATATTACTGAGCAGTTCGAAGATCTTTTAGAGTCTAATGCAATATTAGAATCTAAGAAAGCAGAAACTAAAGCACTTTACAAAGAAATGTTATCGTTCTTATATGACCAAAAAGGTAGATTAGCAGAAGCTGATAGAAACCTTCCGGACATTAAAGCTGCTGATAAATTAATAGGATCTGAAATTACTAAAGTAAATCAAGTAATAGAAGCCCTAGAAGAAGATGTATTAACTATCGAAGATGGTTATATTGATGCTACATTAAAAACAAATGTTGAGGGACTTGAAGAAGCCTCTTCAATTAAAGTGGATGCTGTAGAATATACACAAGCTGGTAAGAACGATATTCTAACTGTATTTGTTGATAGCAAACCATACAGAATAGAAAAGTACAAAATTGAAGTTCCTTCTTAAGAAGATACTACTTAATACACATCACGATCTATTAAGAAAAAGCCCATTCGAAACAAATGGGCTTTTTTTAGTATAACTAGTAATCTAATTAAACACACACTGTGCCAAGAAAAAAGAATTACTTAAATAACAAAGACCTATACAATCAGATTGTACAGTCTTTAGAAGATGATAAGCTAACAAAGGACGCTGAGAAGATGTTGATACTAATCGCAGAAAGAGCAATTAGAAAACTAGTTTATCTAAATATAGACGATAAGAACGACTGTATGCAATTTGCAATATTAGACCTTCTTAAGTACTGGAGAAACTTCAACCCTAAATATACTAACGCATTTGCATACTTTACGGAGATTGCAAAAAGAGGTTACGCTAAAGGCTGGAATAAAATCCACCCTACTAAATATAAAAATACAATGTCAATGGATCGTATCAACACTAAAGGTGGTGATGGCGAATCTGGAATGTTTAATATTTAATGTCAATAAAGAACTTAAAACCTAGTGGCAACTCAGGATTTGTACAAGGGTATTACAACCCATTAAATCCAGATAAGTATATCGGTCCAACGCCGATCATTTATCGTTCCTCATGGGAAAGAAAGTTCTGTATTATGTGTGATAATAAAGAAAGCGTATTAAAATGGTCAAGTGAACCTGTAACTATTAAGTATAAATGGTCAAAAGATGGTAAAGAACATAAGTACTATCCAGACTTCTATATGAAAACTGCAGGTGAAAATGATGAAGGTCCGGTGGAATGGCTGGTTGAAATTAAACCAGAGGCACAGATTAAAAAACCACTCCCGCCTAAGACTAAATCTAAGAAGGCACTTAATTCCTATAAATTCTTAGCCGAAGCATATATTAAAAATCGTGATAAATATGCTTATGCAAATGCTTGGTGTGAAAACCGAGGTTGGCGATTTATAGTCTTAACTGAAAAGACACTTAAATAATGGGACAAGTTAAAAAACAAATAGGAGAATTATCTAAAGAAGCTGGCGGCATGGCAAAAGCAATCACTGCAGCAGAAGATTGGTTTAACACTTCTAAAAAGGCTGTTAGAGAAAAAGCAGTAGCTAGATCAGCAGGTCCATTCCAACAAGGTAAGATATATGTGTTCAGATATGAAAACCCAATTGCCGCAGAATGGTGGGATAGCAATCCAGTAGTATTGGCACTGAACCGCTCAGATACAGGTAATGACATGGGTATTAATCTTAATATGTTACCAGTCCCTGTAAAGCAAGACCTCTTAGATTTCATCTATGAGCAATATAAAGGCTATATACAAGGACAGAATAGAGGTTCAAAAATGGAGAACGCTAGAGCACAAGGACCATTATCATTATCATACCAAGGAGCTAAAACATTCCTAAAGAGATATGGCTTTGATTTTGCAATTAGACAGTATGCCACAACTCGTAAATCTCAGCAAGTTGTAGTGTCATACGAAAACTGGGCAAGAATAGCCCTGTGTGACTTTTTAGAGCTCAATGGCTCATCAGTTGGACAGATAAGGGCAGCCTTCAGAAACCATCTAAATAAATGAGATATATAAAACAGAAATAATACTATATTATGGCAGGATTTACTGACAAACGAAACGGACCACTTAGTTCAAACACAAGACCATTTAGCCTTTCAAATGCTTTGAAAACGCTAAGTTCTTTTGGTATGCGCTATGATGACATGGTGCTAAGACAATCTCAAGCAATTGGTCCAATGGAAGATCAGTTCGGTTACAAAGAGATGAACCCGTTCGGATTAGACAACGATGATATTTATGGTGCATTTGCTGCACTATCCATGGGAGATATAAACATGAAAAAGAACGTACCGTTCTTTGATACTGATTACCCAGGAAAAAGAGACGAACTTAGAAGGTTTGCACAGAATGATGAAATTGAAGATATACTAGATATACTTTGTGATGAAGCAATAGTATATGATGATAAAAACTTCTTTGCTCAACCAGATATAGCAGGACTTGATGTATCAGATGATGTACAAAAAGACCTTAACAAATACTTTAGACAAATCTATCACTACTTTGGATTTAATGGTGAACAATCAGCTTGGTACTTCTTTAGAAAGTTCCTAGTCGATGGTTACTTATCATTTGAGATAATTTATTCCCCAGACCAAAAGGAGATTATAGGTTTTAAAGAGATTGATCCAGTAACACTAATGCCAGGTTACAATAAAGACGATGGTAAAAAAGTATGGGTTCAGTTTAAAGATGATCCAACAAAAGAAAGAGTGTTATATGATTCTCAAATCATTTATATTGCATACTCTTCACTTTCAACAGCATCGAGAGTATCTTATGTTGAAAGATTAATAAGATCATTTAACCTACTTAGAATTATGGAACACACCAGAGTAATCTGGGCAGTGACTAACGCTTCATTTAGAATGAAGTTTATTATACCTGTAGGTGGTAAATCTAAAACTAGAGCAAAACAATCGTTAGCTCAGTTAATGAATAACTATAAAGAGGTAGTTGATTTTGACTTCGAATCAGGAACATTAGAAACTGATGGTAAGCCAATGCTACAATTTAGTAAAGAATACTGGTTACCTTCTAAAGATGGTGAAACACCAGAAATCGAAACTCTTAGTTCTGAAGGACCAGATCTTTCAGATACTGAAGCAGTTAAATATTTCCAAGATAAACTTAAAGAGGTTTCTAAAATTCCTTACAACAGATTCTTATATGAAGATGATGGTGGTGACTTTGCATTAGCAGGTGATGGTATGGTAAGAGATGAAATCAAATTCGGTAAGTTCATTAAGAGATTAAGATCTGTATTTCAAGAGATATTGGTTAAGCCAATGTACATTCAAATGTGTCTTAAATACCCTGAGTTCCAGGACGATCCTCAATTTAAGACTCAAGTAGCCTTAAGATATAATGAAGAGAATATGTTTGCTGAATTAAAAGAACAAGAGGTTATGTCATTAAGATTAGACTTTATCTCAAGTATGAGAGATAGTTTAATGACAACTAATCAAGAAACAATGGAAGAGGAATATTACTTCGATCAAGAATACTTAGTTAGAAAGTACTTAAAACTGTCTGACGACGAGATTAGAGCTAACAAAGCATTTAAAGCAAAAGATAGAAAAACTGCTGCAGATCAACCTGAAGAGGAAGATGACGGAATGGGCATATAGCCGCTAATCCTAGATAGTTAAGAAAAAGAGATATATAAAATATGAAAATTATTAAAACATTCGAAGAGTTTATTTCAGAAGACTCGTTAAAGGCAGGAGAAGATTCTAAAATATATGTAGAAGATCAGACTTTAGATTCTGGTGCTACTATTAAATCTGCAGAAATATTAGGAGCGATTACAGCTTCTAAAACTGAAAGCGATTTTAAAGATTACTTCTATAATGAATATGGACAAGATGCATTCGCTGAGGGCGAAATGGATATTTTAGCGGCATATTACCTAGATAAATCTGCAGAAGACGCAGAGGTAGAAAAGGAAGCTGGTGACGAAGAAGAGGAAGATGACAAAAAAGAAGGCGATGATGGAGGCCTAGATATTGACATCTAAAAGATATTAAGATAATTGCATAATACAAGTAGATATATAATAAAAATAGATAAATCATAGTTATGGCAAATAACAACAACTTATTAATTGTTGAAATGTCTTCATCTCAGTTAAAAGTAACCGATACTGAGAATAAAGATTACATTCTAGAAGGTATATTTGGTCAAATAGATCAAAAGAATAAAAACAATCGAATCTATACTGAGAGCGAATACGTTCCTCAGATAGAAGCTTTACAAGACAAGATTAAGTCTTCTAAGCTATTAGGTGAGTTAGATCACCCACAGCAATTCGATATTTCCCTTAAGAGTGTCTCTCATATTATTGAAGAATTATATTACGACAAAGAATCAAAAGAAGTAAGAGGTAGAATCAAATTACTAGATACTGACGCAGGACGTCAAGCTAAAGCCCTAGTAGATGCTGGTGTACCATTACAAATCTCATCAAGAGCAGCTGGAGCCGTTGAATCTAACGGAAAGGTAAAAATCAAACAATTATTCACTTACGATTTAGTTGCAGATCCAGGATTTGCAAACGCTGAATTAAAAAGAGTTAACGAATCTTATGGATTCGATGATAATTCAGGTTTATGGATATATGATTTAACTGAAACTAATGAATCACTTGAAGAGACACAAGAAATTACTAAAACCAATAAAGAATCAAATAATAAAGAAAAAAACATGGCAGAATTTGTAAAAGCTGAAGATTTCAATAAGTATTCTGAGTACTTAGCTAACGAAATGAAAAGCATTAAAGAGTCTATCGGCGCAACAAACGAAGACGAAACGTTAGAAGATGTAAAATCTCATAACGACCACATAGTTGAAAGCGTAAATACTCTCTCAGAATACGTTGAGTATTTAGCTGGCAAATTAGACGAGTCCATCCAATATTCGGAACACGTCGCAGAAAAAGCAGATCAAGGTATAACTTATACTGAGGCTGTTGCTGAAAAATTAGATCAAGGTATTCAATACTCTGAGCATTTAGCAGAATCAATTTCTAAAGTTAAAGATTTCGCAGATCACGTTGCTGAATCAACTAACGAAGGAGCTACTAAAGCTGACAATCTTTTAGCCTATGTTGATTACTTAAAAGAAAACTTACAATCAGTATCTGAGTATGCTGAATACATTGCAACATCTATTAATGAAAGCGTAGTTGAAGAAACTGAAGAAGTTACTGAAGATGACGAAGCTGATGCACCTGGTGCTGAAAAAGAAGAAGCTGATGTAGAAGAAGTTGGTGATAATTCAGAAGAAGGTGATGTAGATCCTAAAGGTGATATTGGCGAACCTGCTGAAGAATTAGAAGATGAAACTAAAGACGTAACTGCAGATGAAAAATCTGAAGAAGCTGAAGCTGGTGAATCTGAAGAAGAAGCTGAAGGTGAAGATGGTGCTAAAGAAGTAGTTGAAGAGGAAGAAGTTGAAGAAACTGAAGAAGTTGAAGAGACTGAAGAAGTTGAGGAAACTGAAGAAGTTGAAGAAACTGAAGAAGTTGAGGAAACTGAAGAAGTTGAGGAAACTGAAGAAGTTGAAGAGACTGAAGAAGTTGAAGAGACTGAAGAAACTGAAGTAACTGAAGAAGATGAAGCTGGTGAAGGTGCTGAAGAAGTAGCTGAAGAAGATGAAGCTGGTGAAGGTGCTGAAGAAGTAGCTGAAGAAGATGAAGTTGAAGAAGGAAACGCATTCGGTGCTGCAAGAGCTAAAGCAATCGCAGACGGCGAAAAAACTTTTAAAGTAGGTGATGAAGAATTTGACGTTGAAGACGTTGATGCTGAAGATAAAGAAAACGCTGAAGAATTTGTTGAAGAAAAAGAAACAGAACACCACACTGAAGAAGTTGAAGAAACTGAAGAAGTTGAAGAAACTGAAGTAGCTGAAGAAGATGAAGCTGGTGAAGGTGCTGAAGAAGTAGCTGAAACTGAAGAAGTTGAAGAAACTGAAGAAGTTGAAGAAACTGAAGAAGTTGAAGAATCTGCTTTAGATACTTACAAGAACGAAATTGCGTCTAAATTAGATGCATTAGTAGAAGCTGCACAAGTTAAAGAAAACGAAGCTCCAGCATTCTTAAATATAGTATCTGGTAAAGTACAAGAATCTTACAATACTTTAAATGAAGATGCTAAAACTGAAGTTAGAGCTAGAGTGGCAAAAAGATCATTTATGAATGAGTCACAAATCAGTGCTATCATTGAAAACGCTAACGCAGTTGTTGAAGCTAGAACTAACGAACCATTCTTTATCTCTGCAATACCTGTAGAATATAAAGAAAAGTTTGAAGCTCTTACTGAAGCAAAACAAACACAAATTAAAGCTCAAGCAAAATACCATAACTTAAATACTGAATATCAGGTTAGAAACTTCTGGGAAACTAGAGACTTAAGAGAGGTAAAAGTTGACTTAGAAAAATTAGCAACGGTAAACGAATCTGCAGCAGTTAAAACTGAAGAGGAAGCTAAACCGTTATATGATGTAACTGATATGGCTGCAGCTTTAAACAAAAGATTTAAAAAGTAATATATATAAAATAATAAGATCGACGATAAAAGAGTGACAGAAGCAGAACACTCAAGCAAGTCGAGTTTCTAACGAATAATCGAAAGAAACGTAAAAACCATTAAAAATAATAAAAATCAAAATGGCAAATTTAATTAACGAAGCTGAGATCAGAGGTACTTGGGCTCCTATTATTGAGGAAGCAACAGGGATCAATGAATCTAGCAAACTAGCTTGGATGTCAGAATACTGTCACAATCACAAGCTTTATGAAGACGCAAACATTATGGCGTTAAATCCTGGTATGAACTTAGCAGGTATGGGAGACACAAGTTTTCCTAGTGCAAACGGTGTAGGATCTGGAGACAAAGCTCCAACTCTTTTACCTTTAGCTATGCAAGTAGCTGCACAAACTATCGGTTTAGACCTAGTACCTGTTGTACCTATGGCTGGACCAATGGGATTACTATCTTACCTTGACTTCGTATACGAAGGAGGTGCGATCGGTGGTGCTGCTCCTAACTATGCAGATGGTACTGTAGCTCCAACTTATATCAAAGCTAACATCGGCGTTGCCGCTGCTGGTAATGATGAAGCTGCTGGAACTTCAAGAATAGATGGTAAACCAATCATTAAAGTGGTAGACGCTTTAGGAGCTGGTGAAGCAACTATTTCTGCAAGATATGCTGGTGCTGAATTAGTAGCTGCTTTAGAAGACCATATTCCTGGTTTCTCTGGTGCTGCTGGTGCTTTAGGTTCTCCAATGTCTAGAGGTTTAGGTGAATCTACAAGAGACAAAGTAATGGGCTTAAGCTTATTCTCAAAAAGCGTTGCTGCTGAAACTTTCCAAGTTGCTGCTGCCGTAACAAGAGAACAAGTACAAGACCTTAAACAATTCGGTGTAGATGCAGTTGCTCAAGTAGAAGCTGTATTAACTAACGAATTAACTCAGTCAATTAACAATCACATCTTATTAAAGATGAGAGATTTAGCTGGAACTAACCTATTCGGTGTAGATGCTAATAATGACGCAGTAGCTATGAATATTGCTGTAGCTGGTGGAGAAACTAAAGGTGACTCACACAGAAGAATCTTAACTGCAATCCTTGCTGCTGGTAATTTAATCGCGCAAAGAGGTAGAAGAGGTGCTGGTAACTTCGCTGTAGTAGGTGGAAAAGTTGCATCTGCTTTACAAGGTGTTTCTGGTTTCGTAGCATACCCAATGGCTAACACTATAAACCAAGTTGCTGGTGCAATATATCCTTTAGGATCTATCGCTGGTATCAACGTTTATACTGACCCATCTGTAGCTTTCGAATCAGTTGAGATCTTAGTTGGTAGAAAAGGTGACGGTAACGGACCTGGATTAGTATTCATGCCTTACTTAATGGCTGAATCAGTACAAACTATCGTTGAAGGAACTATGGCTCCGAAAGTAGCTGTAAAATCTAGATACGCATTAGTTGAAGCTGGATTCCACCCAGGAACTCAATATGAGAAATTCTCATTAGAGAACTTTGCACTATAATTTATAGTCTAAATTTTATATTAAAGACCCTCTTAATTGAGGGTCTTTTTTTTTGCTCATTTTTAGGAAGATATATAATCTATCGGAATAATTATAGAAAATTAAGATTTTAATATGAAAAAAATTAAATTAGGTAAAAAGATTCAATTGCTAGAAGATTTTTCTGCAAGTGATCTTTCTAAACCATCACAATCAGTTACACCGGCGGCCAAAACAAAACCAGCTTCTATTACTGTAGATAAGGTAGTGGCTCAGCCAACTGAAGCACCTGAAGCTCCAGTAGCAAATGTAGTATCAGGTGAAGAGGTACGAGCTGAAATAATCAAAGATGTTGATGCTATATTAAATAATTTAGATGCTCTCTCAAAGCAAATCACAGAAGCAGTTTTATTAGAAGCAGACGAGTGGTTTGAGGATGATGCTTTATTTGAATCAACAGAGGCTATTAATGAAGAAGATAGTTTTTTAACTAAAATGTTTGCAAAATTTAAAGCTACTAAAGCCTACTCTACAAGAATGGGCCAATACTCAGCCCTTAAAAAGAAAGAGCGAGGAGCTGAAGTAACTAAAATAGAATTAGAAGGTCAGTTTGATGCAAAAAAAGACCAACTAGAAGCTCAAATAAAAGACAAGATTGCTGCTAAAATTAAAACACAAATTGATAAGGTTAATCAAAAAGATATAACTCCGGAAGCTAAAAAGGAGATTAAAGATAAGATATACGCCAAGAGGGATGAATTATTAAAAGGTTCTAATAAGAAAATCGCAGAAAAAATTAAGACTAAAAAAGAAGCAGTTACTGCAAAGGCAAAACAGGCTATTACAGCAGCGGAAGCAGAAACTAAAAAAATGATTGATGATAACCCAATCGATAATGAAAAATATACTAATTTATGGGACGCCTATAAATTAGATGTAGACAATAGACATGAACTTCTTTTAATAGACATGAAAGCTGAGGCAACTATGGATGCCGATGATAAAGATGAAGATCAAATAGAAAAAGATATTAAAACGGCTGACGAACAGAAGAAAAAACAAGAAGCCCGCGCTGCAGAAAGAGCTAAGATATTAGAGTTAAGAGCAAAAAAAATAAAAGAGAAAGAAGCAAAAGAAGATGCTAAGCTTGATGATAAGCAAAAAGAGGCTAAAGAGAAAATAGACAAATACATATCTGCACAGGTTAGCTTTGATGCTGGTGAAATGAAGCAAGAAGAATTTGATAAGGTTGAAAAGATTAGTGCTAGTACTTTTAAAGATAGAGCACCAGGTATTTCTGATGAAGACGCTGAAAAACTATATGATAAACTTGTTAATAAGAGCTCTAAAGGAAAGAAAGAAGGTGGCGTTGACGGGCTTACAGATGCTGAGTTAGATAAGAAGCTTGAGACTAATAAGCAAAAGCTTGAAGATGCGAAGAAAGACAAGACAAACTCTCCGTTTGTGATTAAAAAATTCGAAATTGCAGTTGCTACCGGTGAATTGAGAAAGGCACAAGCATCTGAAGACTCTGAAAAAATCGAACAGGCTCAGAACAAATTAGATAAGTTCAAGAAAGAAAGCAAAGAATTAGCTGATAAAGAGGGATTAAGTTCTAAAAAAGATGAATCAGTAGTTAATGAAGCTAATGATATGTCTGTTAAAAAACTTTCAAAATATACAGGGTTTAAAGAAGATGAATATGAAAGAGTTGTTTACGCATTTAAGTCTAAAGAACTAGGTAAAATGCAATTTCAAGCTGAGCCATCATTTACAACAATAGACGGCAACTTTAGAGATGACGAACTACATATTGAAGTAGACAGAAGAATGGCTAATATTGCACATGCTAAAGTTCTTGGACAAATAAGAGGTTACAAAAACATTATAGCATTCTTAAAAGGAGGCGGAGCAGAAAAATATGAATCTGGTAGCTTAAAAGAAATAGAGAAGTATTTAAAAAAGTTTGATTTTAAATCTATATCTGAATCTAAGTTACACGAATCAATGACAGTAGCTCAGAAATTCAAAGCATTAATGTAATATTAAAGAGAGCGCTTAGCGTTCTTTTTTGCAAGTTTAAGAAACTCCTCTCGTTCTGCGAGCAGGAGTTTTTTGCATTTCTTACGAAACTCAACCGATGATTTAAGTATACGACTATCAATCATAGGAGCCTCTAATACATCATAATATTCTGAGTGTATAAAGTTCTTAAGATCAAAGTTCATAAACTTAGCCTTAATAGGTTTAAGTGAAATAGCACAATACCATTCAACAGTATTATATGAACGTTCTAATCCCTTTTCAGATAGGGCAGTATCGGTTCTCATATCCCAATAAATTTTAGTAGAAGTAGTAGATCTAGGTCTTTGCATTTTTAAGACACACTCCATGAATTGGTCATCATCGGACCACTTAGCAAGATTCCTATGAGTTATTAGAAACTTTCTTAAGAATCGTGGTAAGTACTTTAAGATGATACCATATCTGTTTGCGGGCCAAGGACCACCAGTCTTTTCAATACGTATACTCATATACTATATTTATCTATGAAACATTTTAGGCATTTTACACTATAACAATTAAACATATACTGCATGCAATCAATCAACCAATTATTTACAGAGAAGTATAGACCTTCTACATTAGAACAACTAATCTTACCAGATGCGGTAATGAATAAGTTTAAAGATGGACTAGTCCAGAATATGTTGTTTACGGGCTCACCTGGGACAGGTAAGACTTCTTGTGCAAAAGCCATAGTAAATCAGTTTAAACTCCCTTATCTGTACATCAACGCGTCCACAGACACTTCTGTTGAGGTGATTAGGACTAGAATTATAGACTTCTGTTCAACAGTGTCTATTATGGATGCACCTGGTATGTTTAAGGTAGTAATTCTAGATGAGGTTGATGGTGTATCAGATCAATTCTTTAAAGCACTTCGTGCTACAATGGAGCAATTCGCTAGTAACTCTAGATTTATTGCAACATGTAATTATATCAATAAACTACCAGATCCAATTCTATCAAGATTTGAAGTTATTAATTTTGACTTTGATAAAGAAGAGGAAACAGAATTAACAAAGAAGTATATCCGTAGAGTATATGATATTTGTAAAGAAGAAGAAATGACTATTGAGAAAGATGCTCTTGTAGAGTTTGTTAGACGTAACTTCCCAGATTTAAGAAGTACTCTAAATAAACTACAAGGATTTAAAACTCAAGGAACTACTGCGATTACAGTTGATAATGTAAAGAAATTTAATTCAGTCTATAAAGACGTATTTGAATTAGTCTTTAAAGAAACGGATCCAGCAAAGAATTACCAGATGTTAGTAAGTAATTATTCTAATAGAGTAGATGATATTTTACAAACATTAGGTGAAGAATTTATAGAATATATACAACAAGAACAATTGCAATCAGTTAAGCATATCCCACAGATCATTATTTCTGTAGCTAAACATCAATCGCAGAGAGTTCATGTCATAGATCCTGTAATCACAATGTTAAGTTGCGTTTACGAGATACAAGGAATAATTAAAAGTAATTAAAAGCAAAATAAGTGGCAAATAATTTTTCTATGTCAATTATTTTTCGTATATTGTACATAGATATTAAATAACAAAAATATGAAAGTGGGAAAACATACATTACTAATCGACGGAAACTATTTTGTTTTCAGTAGATTATTTGTCTTACCAAAACCAAAGAATGGTAAGTTACTAGGAGATGATAAACAGAAATCTCAATTCATGAGAAAGCTAGCAATTGACTTTGCATCTGAAATGCGTAAGCTAAAGATGTTTGTCGATGATGTAGTATTAACTGTAGATTCAAAATCATGGCGTAAAGATTTATTTCCAACTGCTGAATACAAAGGCACTAGGAAACAAAATAGCAGTGTAGATTGGACTGCAGTCTATGAAGTCTATGAAGCATTTCAAGATATTGTAGCTACTAAAGGTGTTACTGTACACCAAATACAAGGTGCTGAAGCAGATGATGTTATCTTCGGATGGTCAGCTGCTCTAAATGCTAGAGGTAAATCATGTATCGTATGGTCAGGTGATAGAGATCTAATTCAATTAGTTAACTACTCAGAAACTAATGACGCGCATACGTTATGGTATTACAATACTAAAAAGACACTTTATGGTTACGAAGGTTTCAATAAAGACATGGAGACATCAGCCGCTAAAGAACTAACAAGCGACGATATGTTATTCAATATGGGTGGACAACACATGTTGCGTGATGATTACCAAAGAGATATTCTAGACTGGATTAAAGCTAATAAGATTTCTATTAAAGAAGTTGATTGCGACAAATTCATATTTCAAAAGATACTTACCGGTGACAAATCAGATAATATTGCATCAGTTGTTACATGGCAAAAAGAAATGAAGAACGGCAAGTTGCGTAACTATTCTATTACTGACAAAACAGCAGATCTTATATGGGATCAATATGTTAAAGAATATAATAAAGATTTTACTATTGATTTTCTATTCTCATCAGAAGCAAAAGACATCTTAGTAGATATTATCTATAGAGTTGTTGGCCATAGTTCTCAAACGCTAATCAAAACAAATCTTACGCAGAATATAGCTCTAATGTTATTACATAACAAGACTATTCCAGATCCAATTCAAAAGGCTATTTATGCTGCTATTGAAAAAGATTGGGAAGGTGCTATCGAGAATAAGAATTCTATTATGGAAATGGATAAAATTCTAGAAGGAACTGATTGGTTAGAAGGAGCTAAAAAGAATACGTTCGCACCAGATCCTTTTGCAGGAATGGATATTCCAAAAGAAGAATCTCCAATGAAGCTGGTAGGTAAGAAAACAAAAAAGGTTAAGAAAGACCCAAGTAAAAAGTTATTCTAATATGACATTAACAGATTATATTCAAATTGAAGAAATATTAGCAGAAGCAAACGCACATGGATTAAAACCAGAAGTTATAGAACTTGCTACTAAAATAGAAATGCTTCATAATCTTTCAAAAGTGGATGCACATCAACATGCATTTAAAACACTAATAGGGTAAACTTTACCCTTTAAGGACATATAACTAATATGCTAGATGATACTAAACTGTTTGACTTTGTAAAAATAATGTTTACAAAGCCACAACAATATAAGAAAATAAAACAACACACTAAAAAGCGACATCATTTCATGATTAATCGTTTCATGTCTATTAAATATCCTGCAAATGCAATGATGTTTAATATTAATGGGATTAATGGTGGTAGTGTAGTAGAGTGTTGGTCCGTTGTCGCCTCTAGATTCCAATCGGTGCCCCGATGGTTTTATACTAAAACCAAAAAAGCAAAGAAAAATACGCCTGATAAATATAATCCCAGCGAGAAAGCTGTATCTATTTATATGGACAAAAACGAGATTGGTAATAGAGAATTTAGCGAACTAAAAGAATTTGCTAAGGAAGCTCTGTTTTCTGATTTAAAAAAAATTGAAGAACAAATAGAGGTTTATGCAAAAGATAAATGATCATTTTACTGAAATAATAGATATTACTTTATACCGATATAACTCAATAGATTTAAAACTATGGGGTATTATTAATAGAGATACTAAATCTAGGCCTATGACTCCTAACAGTATGTTAGTAGCCAAAGAGCGTATGGAAACTTATTTAAATCATAAGTTCTCTCACGATGTTAATAGATTTCGTACAGTCAGTGATGTCAATATACATAGGGAGGCAACATCAGTATATTTTATATGGAAGATATTTCAATCAATGCCAAACTTATCTTATATTAGAGTTAATCTTAATTCTAATTCTAGTTACAATAGAATTGTAAATGTAGATCAAGTAAAGACTATAAAATACGATATTAAAACATTAAGAGGTTCTATGAGGATGTTTGATATGTTCCAAGAAGAACATGAACTTAAACAAGCTAATCATATTTTAATAAAAGCAGGTCTATTAAAAGAACAAGAGAATTTTAAAATATTTAAATTAAGAGACTTTTTAAGTGCCTTAGATTTATTTCAAGCTGAGAATAATACAGCAGAAGTATTAGGAGTAACTAATGCATTTATACACGCATTAGAACATCATGAGGGTGATAATCCTGAAATGCTTTTAATCACTGATTGGGAGTCAGATATATAATAAAAAATAGAAGTATAACTTCTTTATCAAATGGCAGTAACAAATTTTACAGCAGACACAATCGGAGACTATTTCTTCGCTAAATTGAAAGAACCTTACGTAGACGTAAAAAAGGTTCTGAATTGGTCTATCCTATATGGTGTTAATTCACCAACTAGTATCGGAACAGTACAATTAACAGCGGGTTCTAAAACTATTATTGGCTCTGGAATTGCATGGACACTTGCACCAGGTGATCAGTTTATTGTAGGTTCTCAAACTTTTACTGTAGATACTATTGTAGCAAATACTATTACTGCTACAGAAGATGCTACATTTACTGCAACAGCAGCTAAATGGTATGAATTTCCAGATGCTGATAACAACTTTGTTTTTGACTATAGATGGTCCCAGAATAATATAGATAGTGATGGAGGCGAAATGTCACCATTAAAACCTTTAAATGTTAGTATTACTAATTTAGAATTTGATGCAACTAAACCATTATGGATAGATGTTAAAGCGGAAGTACATAGATTGTCTTCATTGCATACATTAAGCCTTTTATCAGTTACATTTGAATTAGAAACAGAAGCAGGTACTATTCAATCATGTCCACAATTATGTATGGATTGTGATGATCCTTATGTTGCAGGATGTACTAATATTGTAATCGATTGTTCAGACCCAATATTCGATCCGTATAATTTAAGTAAACCAACTGCAATTTATGGTGAAATAAGTGAGTTGGCTTCAGAAATGTGGGGACATAACACAAAGTACTTTAGAGTAGAACCTGATAAGAGATCTAAGGATGTTGTATTAATGGAATACTCTTTATACAATGTAAAAGATACGTCAGATCTTAAAATTGTCGTGCCAGATAATGCAATGCCAACTAGAGAATTTACATACGATATTTTTGGTATGGGCTTTGAAGATTTTGAAATCCATATTACAAAAGGGCAAATGGAAAAAGCATTCGGTGCTAATATTGCCCCAAGACCAAGAGATTATATGTACATTCCAATAATGAATAGAATGTATGAAGTAAGTTCAGTTAGTTTTGCTGATGAATTTAATCAGTCTATGACTTACTGGAGAGTAATGTTAAAGAAATACGAAGAGAGAACTTCTACAATAATAGGAGACGATGCTGCTGGAGTTGCAATAGATCAAACATTAGACGAACTTTATACTGGAGTTGAAGAAGTATTTGGAGAAGAAATTCAAGATGAGTACAGACAATCAACTAAACCAGAACAATATCAAACAATGTTCTCAGAAGTTGGTGATGGTACTAGAGAAAGAATTCATAACTCATTAGTTATTAGCGATGACGAGTTAAGAAATAAATGGACTATTATTACTAAGAATCATTATGATCTAGAATCTGTAAAAGATTTAGGTATCGAATGTTTAGTATATAAGAAAATATCTCAATTAGCAATTGATAAGAATATGGCATTTTCTGCCTGGTTTAAACCTAACTTTACAAATCCAACAGCAGAGCAAACTTTATTTGATGGAAGAGTAGGACAAAAAGGACTTAAATTAACAGTTAATAAAACACATGTTAAAGCATATATAAATGATCTTACATTAACATATCCGTTTGCAGTACAGCCTATAAATGGACAATGGTATGGTTTAGTCTATAACTTAAATAATACATATAGTAATACATCTGCTAATGTGTATCAGTTAAACCCAAAGAGCAATACATTGACAAGTATGTCTGTTTCAGATACTTTAATTAATGTAATGGATCAAAACTTTGAACTAGGTGCTGCTCAAGGATGGGTTACATCACAAAAATGGGCTTTAATGCCAGGTAAATTAGCAATGACTAACATTAGGTTATACACTAAGATTATCGGTAAAGACCAACATACGAACATGTTACAACAATATATTGTTAGAGATAATAGACTAACATATATTATTGATAACGCAATTCCTTCTATACAGTTAAGAAAGTACAATCAAAACAAGTAACAAACTTAAACTAAATTTGTTACTAGTGTAAGCTAGATATATACAATATAATATCATAATATGAGCGAGAGCGAAAAGAAGAAAACAATAGCAGAACAAGCAGACGACATTAGGTTAGAATTAGATGCATTAATTGGAGATAGTCCATTAGATGTTGAAAACGATCCTAAAGATCTTCCTATTCAGGCTAAGCCAACTTCGATGGTACCATCAATAAATTATACTGAATTAAAGTCAAGTGCAACTAAAAAAGCACAAAAGACTATTACAGCCTTAATGAAATTTTATCTTGATGCTGATATTATCGAAAAGGATGAGTACATAGCTGCAAAAAAACAAATGGATGAGATGACAATGTCCTCTCTGATCTATCAATTAAATGCAGGTGAAAAAGCTCTAACAACTCTATTAGAAACAATTGACTCAGGAGAATTAGCACCTAGAATGTTTGAGGTTCTTGCAACTCTACAAAAATCAATGTTAGATATTATTAAGTCGCAAACCATGTACTTAATGGCAGCGGAAGAGGGTACAAAAAGAATTGCAAGGGATTTAGAAATTTACCAGAAGAGAGCAAATCAAACTGAAATTGAAGGTGCTGGAGGAGATACTGGTAATAAAAATATTCAAAGAGGTACAAAAGACCTAATGGCTGCAATCCAAGCAGGTATTCACGGAGCGTCAGAAGAAGATATTGAAGACGTAGAACCAACAGAAGAATAATAAATGTCAGACGGAATAGGAGATAATAAATGGATCCCAAAAGAGGAGGGTAATACAGATGCAGCTGACAGGATCGTTTGGTCGACCAAGCAGATTGATGATCTGTTAGTGGCCTTGGATCAGGGTTATCGTCCTAAGATTAAGTTACCATTCTACGAGGGTAGACAATTTCTAAAGAAGGGTAATATTGTATTTGAATATACTGATGAGGAAATTAGTGAGTTAGCCAGATGCGCCAAGGACATTGTCTATTTTGCAGAGAAGTATGCAGTAGTAATGACAGATGAGGGTATTCAACAGGTAACCCTAAGAGATTATCAAAAGGATATGTTGAGGAATTTCCAGAATGATAGATTTAATATTGTTCTTGCTGCTCGACAAATGGGTAAAACAGTTACCGCATCTATTTTTAATGCATGGTATGTTACCTTTAATATGGATAAGAATACTCTGCTACTTGCGAATAAATCTGATTCAACAAAAGAAATTATTGATAAAGCCAAAACAGTAATTGAGAACTTACCGTTCTTTATGAAACCTGGTATTATTAAATATGATGTCATGAATGTGAGATGTGATAATGGTTGTCGTCTAATAGGACAATCAACCACAGCAAAATCTGGTATTGGTTTTACAATCCATAACTTATACCTAGATGAGTTTGCCCACGTCCATCCATCAATTGCTGATTCTTTTTATGAGAATGTATATCCTACATTATCCTCATCGAAAGTCTCAAGAATAACAATTACATCTACGCCAAACGGATTTAATAAGTTCTATCAAATCTATGCTGCGGCAGATCGAGGTGATAATGAATACTTAGCAACGAGGATAGATTGGTGGCAACATCCAGATAGAGACGAGGCTTGGTATGAAAGAGAGCTTGCTAACCTAGGTTCGATCGAAGCCTTTAATAAACAATATGGG